CATGGCAACCGTGGTACAGAATGCCGACTGGGGGCCTACCACTAGGGTGCTGCCGCTTAGAGACCTAGAGGGATACCAACCGGATCTAACGACATATCTATGAAAACGGCACTGTGGGATAGTGGGTGTATGGACTTGCTGACATCTACCGTAGACGGTATCAAGAGCGACAGGCTTGGCTACGTCAAGGGCTACCTGGTTCGCTTTGGCGATACCAAGACCGCCGACCTTGAAGGTGACTTTTTCACACCTCAAACCGACTACGGTTTCCCGGTTGCCAAAGGGCAGCGAGTCCCTTTGAATGTGTACTATCACCACGGTATGGATGCCGCTGTCGGGAAGAAGAGCATCGGTACAGGCTACATCAAGATGGACGATGTCGGGCTATGGTATGAAGCGCAACTAGACATGGCCGACGAATATGGCAGCATGATCGCGAAGCTCTGCAAGCAAGGCAAGATGGGCTTTTCCTCCGGTGCTGCTGGTCATCTGGTAGAGCGTAAGAGCATGGGCGGTGCCGCTGAGATTACCCGCTGGCCTATCGCCGAAGCAAGCATTACACCGACACCAGCCGAGTATCGTAACAGCGTCAAAACCCTCAAGGAGTACTACGGCATGGAGCCTATAATGGATATGGAAGAAGAGATGGTCATGGCTCCAATGCCTGAGCAGTCCCCTGAAGAGTACGCTATGTCGGTATACGATGATGCTGAAGGTGACCTAATCCACGAGGGGCTTGAAGCTTACTACGATGCGCTCTGCGGAGCCATCGAAGCGGTATCAGATCAGAGTATGGCGGATGCCGTGATTGATGAATTTGCTCGACGTGCTAAAGGGCTATATGCCATGCACGGTATGAAGAGCGTACAACCCGCATCCTTGCGGGGTGTAGAACGTCGACTGCGGGATGCAGTCGGTCTTAGCCGGGCGAGCGCCAAGCGCTTAGCACCTGTAGTCTGGGATTCACTGCGGGACGCAGACCAGCCAGAAGTGCAACCGGAACTCGTAGTAGAGGCGAAAGCCCATGACAATGACGAACGCCAGGAACTGCTGGCACGTCTGGAGTTGCTAACACAACTATGAATATCGAACAACTGACAGCCAAGCGTGAAACGCTTTTGGCTACAGCCCGTGAGCTGGCTTCCGGTGATGGTGACCTCGCACAGGTCAAGAGCATCATGGCCGAAGCAAAGCACATTGAAGAGCGTGTAGAGACAATCAAGAGCCTCGGCGCTTCCGCTCCTGTCGTTACACCTGCGGTTGACGCAACCCCATGGAAGGGCGGCATCAACGTTCAGCGTAACCCGTTCAACGGATCCGCTGACGAGAAGAACCTGAAGGCTTACACCTTTGGCCAGTTCGCTCGCCACCTCGCCGGTGTCAAGTCCGCTACAAAATGGCTCCAGTCCAACGGACACATGAAGGCGCAGAACGAAGGCACGGACACTGCCGGTGGTTTTACGGTTCCTAACATCGTTTCCTCGGATCTCATCTACCTCCGTGAAATGTACGGCGTTGCTCGCCGCAACAGCCGCATCTACCCTATGTCCTCGGATACCCTTTTGGTTCCAAGTGCAACCGGTAGCACCACGGTCTACTACGCATCCGAAGCGACAGCAATCACCGATTCGCAGCTGACTTTCGCGCAGGTTTCCCTGAGCGCAAAGAAACTTGCTGTCCTTACGATTGCATCGAAGGAACTTGGCGAAGATACGGTTATTGACCTTGGCGCAGCACTTGCCCGTGACATGGCATACGCCATCGCCAAGGAAGAGGATAACGCTTGTTTCAACGGTGACGGTACATCCACTTATGGAAGCATCACTGGTATCCTTAATGCCGTCTACGGCTTGAACGCTACAAAGGCTAACATCGCTGGTGTCGTTCTTGGTGCTGCACTTTCCGGTGCCGCATTCAGCAACTTCACACTGGCTAACTTCCAGTCGATGGTTGCAAAGTTGCCAACGTACGCAGACAATGCCAAGTGGTATATGCATAAAGACCTGTTCTTTAACGGTGTTGCTGACAAGCTGATTGCACTCGGTGGAAACGCAATCCTCGACATCCAGAACGCATACACCCAAGCACCTACGCTGTTCGGCTATCCGATCGAGTGGGTTCAGAATATGCCAAAGGCACCAGCTGCAACAACCCCGGTTGCTATCCTTGGTGACCTTACAAAGGGTGTTGCTTTCGGTGACCGCCGTGCAATGACGGTTGAGGTTTCCGATCAGGTGAAGTTTGTCGAAGACGCTCTTACCTACAAGGCTACAGAGCGGTTCGCTTTCAACGCTCACGATGTTGGAAACGTCAACGCTTCCGCTGCATCTAAGGTGCCTGGTTCGCTTATCGTCCTCGCAACCACAACCGCTTCCTAAACGGCTCGGTTCTACTCAAGCCCTCGGCAGACGTGCCGGGGGCTTTTCTTTATGTCTACTGCGTTAGTGTTGACAATAGGGCTGTGTGGGATAGTGCTAGCATGATGACACGAGCCGAAGCGATAGCGCAGGTATCACTTTTTGTGGATGCCCAAAGTTATCCGCAGATGTCCACAACCGAGATAGGAAGCATCCTTGATTCCTTCTCACGGTTCAGCACTTGGACGGCTAGCACCACCTATGCTGTCGGTGACCGTGTAGTGCCTACAACGCCCAACGGGCGGGTTTATGAGTGTCGAGTAGCCGGTACGTCAGGCACGACACAACCCGATTATCCGGTTTATTCTCCTTACCAAGTCAAGGGCTATACCCTCGAAGATGGCACGGGAGACCCAACCTTGATGTGGGTAGACCAAGGGCCGATCAATGTAGAGCGCTACGATGTAAGGACAGCCACCCGGCAAGCGTGGATGATAAAGGCTAGTCGCTGTGCAAGTGACATCGATGCCAAGGAAGGCACAAGCGATGTGAAGCTTAGCCAACTGAAAGCACATTGCCTTTCGATGGCTGAACGATATCGCCCCCTGGTGTTCGCATGAGTCCTATCCTACGCGCAACCATAAGCGCTGGTATGGTACGCAACCTTTGCCAAGACCGGGTAGAAATACACCGCTTCACACTCACCGAAGACGGCAGGGGCGGTGCTACTGAGACGTGGCGCAAGGTTGCCGAGTACAACGCCAGGCTAACCAACCAATCAGACACAGAATCGATTGTAGGCGGTGGTATTCAATCATCTGCACAGTGGACGCTGATAGTCGCTGTTAGTGCTGATGTCATGCCGCAAGACCGGGTTTACCGTGTAGGTGATGACTCGAAGTACTACGATGTCATCGGGACAGACTTTGGGCAAACCGAGCTGCTCGTTCAGCACGTAGGATTAGTGGAGCGTACATCATGACGGCGGAGGCGTGGGTTCCTATCGGCATACAAGCCTTTATAACCGTTACTAGTATCGGTGCCGCATGGGTGGCTATACAGGTCAGGCTGACGCGCCTAGAGACTCAGGTGGCACACATCATCTCAACGCTCGATGGTCAACAGCAAGAAGTGCGCCGCATCGAACAACGACTCGGTAAACTTGAGAACAAGGTTTCCGCTTTGGAGGCGATCATACAAAGATGAACAGTATCAGCATCAAACGTTTAGTGGTCGTTGTGATCGTGGCTTTTACAGCTGCTTTCACTTCCGTATTCGGCGATGGGGTTCGCACATCCGAAGCACACGACATTGCCGAGCTCGGCGCAGTGCTTGCACTCTACGGGAGCAAGGCGGTAGCGGCGGGTGTCTCTGCTGCGGTGAGCAGTGTGCTGGCGTTCCTCACGATGCCTTTCAAGGGTACGGGAATCAATGCGCTGAAGGTGGGCAAATGACACTTCAAAACGTACGCATTGAAAAGGAACCAGCACCATCAACAGACTGGCGTGTATACGGTGACATCCAAGATGATGAAGGTAATCCACTCGGAGACTTTGGAGTGGATGGTACATCCGTAAACCAGTGGTGGGTTACTCAGGATGAAGTATTCCAGTCGAATATCGTGTCTATGTTTCAGGTGATTATGGCAACGCAGATTGTTTCAGGAGACGCTGAATAATGGCGATTTATTATGTTCGCCCAGACGGCAATGACTCAAATACTGGTTTGGGGCCATCTGCTGGGCAAGCGTGGTTGACAATTACAAAAGCAATGGGAGCCACTGGAATATCATCCGGTGATACCGTTTACGTTGCTCCGGGTACTTATCGTTCTGCGACTGGTTTTACTATTGCAACAGCATATACTTCCGCAACGCAAATGCTTGCTGACCCTACTGGCGCACAGTTTAGCGGCATACCTGCTGGTCCGGTTCGATTGTCTGTATTTACACCGACAGATACATCTGCTGGTACATCAAGCACTGTTCTTTCAGGCACAACCAATAACCTTACGATAAGTGGTTTTGAGATTTACGCTTTTACTGGCAGTGGAATAAATATAACTGCTCCGGTGTCTACCATTATTGAGAAGTGTGTTTGTTTTGGCGCACAGGCAGCAAGTAGTTATGGGATACAAGTATCTATACCATCTACAAATACAAGTTTAACAAAAGTAGAAATCCGTAATTGTATTGTCGTTGGATTCCAATATGGAATCATTATTTATCCAACTATGGGTGTCTCTATACCGGCATTTGGTGACATATACGAATGTTTATGTATAGGGCAAAAACAGGATGGTCTTGGTGTATCATTCACCCTAAATACAAGTGTTAGCGTCAACGGAACAACCTACAACGCTTACAACAATGTAGTGATAGGCGCAACTCGTAATGGGATACTTTCTAGTTGTCCAAGTACGAATACAATCCTAAATGTTGTCAATAACCTTGTGCTAAATTGTACAACCGGTTTAAGTACCACTAATACTGCGGGAATATCATGCACTTACAACAGGGTTTTAAACTGTACTACAACCTCAGTTGGTGTTTCATTTGGCGCGACTAACTCATCTTCAGGTATCCCCGGTATAGATGTAGGTCAAGGTTTACTACACGGGCTAACCAGTTTGCAATTTGGTGGCTCATATCTAGGCTCCCCTAATACTTCATTCGGTACGACTGGACTAAATACCACCGACCTATTCGGTGTGACATATTCCGGTACTTCTCCGGACGCTGGAGCCATTACATACAGGTCATTGGCAACACTTACTCCAACCTATCAACCAACCGAGCGCAACGCCTCCGTAATCACAATCGCTCCCGGTTCAACATCACAAAGCATCGAACTCTACCTTGGTGTTACTGGGCTAACCTTTGCGACATCCGGTCTATCAGCCTACTACGTCCGCAACCGAGAAGCACCTACGCCTATTGCGCTGGTCACGCAGACACCTACAGGAGCGTGGACATCTGGTGGCTTTGCAGAGATAAGTTCATCCCTTGTGCCGGGCGTGTATCGTCTTGATGTGCCTAACGCAGCTTTCGCCGCTGGTGCATCTGATGTCACGATCGTGGTGCGTGGTGCCTCTGGTACTAACGGCGCGGTCTTGACCGTTACACTTTCAAGTGGTGGATTGACGGCAGCGCAGACAGCCGCAGCGGTGCTTGATGCAGTTGGTTCCTCTTATGTCACCGCTGGTTCGATTGGATACGCGATCCAGAACAGCAACGTGGCAAGCATCAGCGGTAGCACGGCGGCAGCCGATGAGCTTGAAGGCGCTCTCCTTCACAACGGAACAGACTACATCAGCGCAGAACTGGTTACCCCGGTAACCTCTGCCGCTCTGGTACGCATGGGGCCTTTTGAAGTAAGGGCTGACGGCTTGGGAGCATCTGATCCGCTTGACATCCAGACCGGCGCACAGCACGGAATCGACATCCAGTGCGTAGACAACAACGGCTCCGGCATTGACATCACGAGCGCAACGGTTACGGCTAAGGTCTACAACT